AAAGGAGATCACATCCTTCAGATCATTCGTACAGCAACCCGAAGAGCGCGCTTCACAACAATTACGTCAGATTGATCCAGAGTCATATCGCACTGCGATTGGATTGGGTCAACAGTATCGCCAGATGGCAACTCAGCCGATTGGTGCTACGACCACTCCAGAAACAGAACAACTCCGAAAGACGATTGAAGACGAGGCTCTTAATCAATTGCGCCTTGGATCGACAATTGGTGCGGAAGAACGGCGTGGATACGAGCAGGCAGCAAGAGCAGCACAGACTGCGCGCGGCAACATCTTTGGAATCGGACCAGCGGTACAAGAAGCTGCACAGATCGGTGCTGCTGGAGAGCAACGCAAGCTGGCACGCTATGGTGCAGCTCAAAGCTTCCTTGGATCTGGTCAGTCAACTGGTGACGCGCTCAAGGCCGACATAGCGTTCCGTGACGCATTGCGTCAGAATAGACTTGGAGCAGCAGCAAACTTCATTGGTAGTGGTCCTTCAATTTACAATCTGGCAGGAGCGCGCACAGCACAACAGCAAGGAGCAATGCAACAATACGTTCAAGCCAATCAAGCATTACCTGGTGGATTTAACCAACAGCCGTCAACGGCTGCTAATTTCTATCAGACAACCAATCCAGAGATTCCTGTTCAGCTTCAAAATGCGTTTACAAGCTTGTACGGATCTCAAGCCAATTACTTGTCTAGTACATACGGCGCGCAGGTTGGTGCAATTTCCAGACAGCCAAGTGGTGCTGAACAATTCGGTCAGATTGCTACTGGTCTTGGAAACCTAGTTAAGATATAAGGAGATTTATGGCCGTATTAGATGTACCAGAATTGATGAATATGTTTCGCCAAGGCGATCTTGATAAGCAGGCTGCTGCTGATGCGCAGAGAAAGCAAGCACTTGAAGAACGCGCAATGGCTCTAAAAGAACAGCCAGACGTTGACTTCAGCTTTGAAAAGGGTGGGTTGAAGGTTAAAGGAAAGCTGAAGGATCTTCCAGCGTTGAGCCAAGACCCAGCGTTTGCGCCTTATTTGGCTGGAATAGGAAGCACAATTTCAAATCAAAACTCTTTGGATAATGAGGAAATTCAAGCACAAAGAGATGCAATCAACGAGAGATTGCGTAAGCTTTCTGCTGATAAATTAAAACAAGAGATTGAGATGGCAAGGGGTGACAAACGCACATTTGCAATGGAAGCTGGTCTTGGATTGGTTGGAGCTAAACCACGCGCTGATGTCCTAAAAGACATAGAGGCTGAAGCTGGTGTCTACAAGAATAAGCTTGCAGAACTTGGCTTTAACAGACAAGCGGGTCAGATGGAAACCAATGTTCCAGATTATCAATCTGAAGCAATTCCGTTACAAGCAACACCGCAAGCAACACCTAGAGTCGCTCCAGAGACTCCAGCACAAGTACCAGCGCAACAAGAAGCACCAAAGAATTTTAATAGTCTTCAAGAAGCAAAGGCAGCAGGTGTAAAGCCTGGACAACTTATTTATATCAACGGGAAACCAGGCAGACTGCAAGCGAGGCAGTAAGCAATGGCTATAGGGCCAGAGCTTGAGTTCGTTCCAGAGCAGGAACAAGATTTAGAGTTTGCTCCACTTTCGCAAGAAGAAGCTGGAAACTTAACCAAGGCCGAATATTTGGCATCTGGTGGAAAGCCAGAGGACGTTATCTCGCCAGAACGCAAATCCATTCTTGACCAAGAAACACAGCGTCAACTACAGGCTGGAGCAACGCCACAGCAAGCATCCATTGAGGCTGGCAAGGCTGTGGATGCGATGGGTACGATTCGCAGGCCAGATGGGACGATAGCTGAAGGATACAAGCCAACGGCGCAGGCTTTGGCTGAAGGCATTATTGAAACTCCAGCAATTCCAGCAGTCAAGGAAGCGCAGAGGCTTGGCATTGAAACCGTATCGTCTGGAACGGATAAGGCTACTGGAGTTGGTTTTGCAATTGGCAGAAACAAGGATGGCAAGGTGGTACGCTTTGAGGCTGATAAAAATGGAAATGTTGACTCATTTGAGCTTGAGCCAGAAGAACCGAGCAGGCTTGGCGCGATTGCACGCACTGTTGCAAGCCAGGTAATCCCAGCAACAACTGGTGCTGTGGCTGCTGAAACCGCTGCCGCACTTACACCTGGAGGCATACTGCCAAAGCTGGCTACTGGCGCAATTGCTGGTATCGGTGGATTCATCGCAGGCCAGAAGGGTCAAGAGGCCGCTGGCAAGGCATTGCTAGGTCCAGAGCGCATGGCTCGTATCAGCGAAGTATTACAGCGCGATGTTGAGAAGTATCCAATAACCACAACGGCTGCATCCATTCTTACACCTACTGGCGGTGGATTGGTTGGATTGGCTAAAGGAGTTGGTGGAGCATTAACTCGCAAAGTTGCACCTATTGCTGAAGCTGTCGCACCTGTTGTTGCTCCAGCGGTTGAAGGTATTTTGCCGAAGGCAGTTGAGGCAGTTGCTCCGAAGGCAGAACAAGCAGTAGCAAAGGCAGGCGTTGCTTTGCCAGAAGTTCCAATTCAATTGCAACCGCTTCCAAAAGGAATTAAGTACAGGCAGGCAGGTGTGAAGATGGTTAAAGATCCATTTCTTGATAGAGGAATGAGAGAAGAACTTGCAAAAAGCGAAGACATAAAATACGCAACATTTGGGCAGAATGAATTTCGGGATAGAATGGCATCGGAATCTGATGATGTTGTAAGAGGAATTTCAGAAACTGGAACACCAACGCAAAAGATTGTTGCAAATGCAGAGTTAATTAAGCGAGCGTCAAAACAATTAGATCCAAAATCATTGCTTCAATTTGCAAAAACTAGGGCAAGGTCAATTACAGAATCAGCGCAAAATATGGCAGCAATGAGAACACTGCCATCAGCAACAGAAGATGGATACTTGGCAACATTAAGCGTTTTTCTAGACAATAATGGACGGATTCTTACGGAATCTCTTCTTAAAAATTCTAAAAGGCTTTTTGAACTTCAAGCAAGAACAAGGTCAACGTATGAAAAACTTGCAGAGAAAGCAAGAATTTCTCTTGATGATATAGATATTCAAAAAGCAATTAAGGCTGAAAAGATATTTTCGGAAAGCGCGTTTAGATTCCAGAATTTTGAAACAAGGCTTGTCCCCAAAAAGATTATTGGAGAACTTCTTCCAACAGTAATACAAGGAAATCTTCTTGCGCCTCTGTCTTTGGTGACAAATCTATGGAGCAATATTGTGAATGCTCCATTACGCATGGCAAGCAGGCAAACAGCATTTGTAGCTCAAGAGATTGGAAGAGCATACCAAAAAATGGTGGGCAAAGAAGTTGGCCCAAGACTAATTGCATCTCCAGCAGAAGGAATAAAGAGAACAATTGAGGTTGGTAAGGCTGGTATTCGTGGACTTGGTGAAGGATTGGTTGGTGTAAAGAGGGGAATAAGCGCAGAGGGATTACTCTCTGGCGAAAGAATTCAAGGACTAAAACCATTTACTGCATTTAGACAGCTATGGACTGGCGAAGGATTGGCAAAACCAATTGAACAAGGACTTAAAGGTGTAACTCAACAGATTACAGATAGGGTGAGATTGGCCTCAGAGATTGCTCTTGGTATTCCTCCAGAAACAATGTTACGCTTATTGCAACTTGGTGACGCTCCATTCAGAAGAATTGCGCAAGCAAGGCTTTTGTCCGAATCTGCACAACTTCAAAGAGTATCAAAGATTTCATCGCTTAATGATGAGCTTTCAAAATTGTTATCAAAAGAAAAAATAACAGCAGTTGAGTCAGCAAAAATACAGGACATTAGAAATCAAATTGAGTCAATTGGAAAAAGAAATCTTGGGAAAGAAATTTCAGTTGCAACAAGATTGCCGTCTAAGGAAGGATTGAGTAAAATAGAGCAAGAGGCAGCAGAAGCCGTGTTCCAACAAGATACAATGCTGACAAGGGCTGCGCTTAATGCTGCTAATTTATTTGGTGCTGGAAATAAATCTGGTCTTGCAAGATTGTTTGCAAAAACAATTATACCCTACGCAAAAACTCCAGCGAATGTTATTGATGAAATGGTTGAGTTTTCGCTTCCCTTGTATTCACTTCCAAAAGCATTCCTTGCGGCCAAGAATGGAGACTATAGGAAGGCGCAAATGAGTTTAGGTAAATTCTTTACAGGATCTACCATAGGTGGCGTTACTGCATTTCTTTTGGATAACAACATAATTGGAGAGAAGGCATCTCCATCTGAAAAGACAAGAGATATTCAATACAAGACAGTCCCTCCAAGAACAATAAATATCAGTGCATTGAATAGATTGTTAAATGGAGACTCTACAGATGCTGAACCTGGCGATAGAGTAATGTCACTAGAAAAACTTGGTATTGTTGGCGGGATTATGTCAACTTGGGATGCGGCTGCAAGGGGAAAGCAAGGAGATAGAGGTGTAAATCTTGAAGCAGTTCTTCCAGAAACATTATCATTTGCATTTAACCAAAGCTTTTTGAAGGGAACAAATAGCCTTCTTTCTGCAATGTTGGATGGAAGTGGCGCAACACTCGACAAGTGGATTTCTGACTACTATGGAGTTGTGTCATCAATTCCATTTCCAAATAGTTTAACAGCCGTATCTAGGGCAATGAGGGAAACAATGCCAGAAAAGTTTCAGTTAAAAGACATTAAGGGCGATGTAGTTGAAAGGCCGATAAATATATTTTCAGAAGTTCTTAAAAGAAGATTGCCAGGAATGGATGAAGATATGCCAAGAAGGATTGATATTTGGGGAAGAGATATACCGCAAACACCAGAAGGTGCTGATCCAGTATTGTACAATTTCTTTGATGTTACAAAAAGTAGAGAGGTATCATACGATCCAATAACACTTGGAATATATAAAATATTTAAGGCAACTGAAGATGGTGATGTCATTCCTCCAAAACCACTTCGTAATTTTACAATAAAAAATGTTTCATATAGATTATCTCCAGAGCTTTATGAGTCGTACTCAAAAATGCGTGGAAGATCATACAGAAGGGTTGCCGAGACAATGTTAAAAGATGAAGGATTTAAACGTATGAGCAATGAAAATAAAGCAATTGTTCTTCGCAGGGCGTATGCTCAGGTTGGAGACGATACAAGAAAAGAATTTCTAACTCGTAATGAGTCAAGAATTAAGATGGGCGAGAAGCAATGAAATTTTCAGTGAACCCATCTAAGGATGTCTCCTTGAGAAACGACATGGTGGCAAGAGAACTTACTGGAACTGGATACGAGCCAGTACCAGAAGAGATAAGAAGGATCGCTCCAATTGAGAAGGCCAGAGAATACGCCAAGCAAATGCCCCAAATCGCTCCAGAACAGCCAGCACTTGACTTCATAGAGGAACAACAACCTATGCAAACAAAACCAGAACAAGATGCGCTACAAACAGCAGCGTTAAAGACGATTGATTTTGAAGCAAGGAAGGATAAGCAGGGCAACGTGCAAGTCTATAAATTGCCAGCAGGAGATATGGGCGGTAATTTTGAGGTTGCTGGTATTAACGACAAGTATCATCCAGATGCCTTCAAAAGAATCTCATCTCTTCCAGCGCAAGAAAGAGCGCAGGCTGCGGCGCAGTACGTCAAGGAGTATACCAGCCCATTCGTCTCAAAGTTACCAGAAGCAGTCCAACCATTCGCGCAGGATCTCGCGTTTAATCGTGGGATGGGCGGTGCAACGAAATACATCCAGCAAGGATTGAACACGCTGGGGCAGAGAGTAGCGGTAGATGGCGGGCTAGGTCCAAAGACATTGCAGGCTATCAACCAGGTTGAGCCGAAGGCGTTAATGCGTGCAGCAAGCCAAGCCCAACTTGAGGACGAATATCGAATGGCTGAACGCAATCCAGCCAGAAAAAAGTTTATAGGTGGACTCGAAAGCAGAATACGAAATAGGCTCGCAATATTTGGAGCTTAATCATTATCTTCTTCTTGAGATCCAACCCAAACAGCATCTCCATTCATATAGGCAGAACCAGCCTTAATCGTTGCGGAAGTTCCATAAAAGAAATTCCTAGACTTCGATATGAATGTTGCATCTTTGCCAACAACGCTACTTCCAGACTTAAAATAAAAACCCTCAGTAGAAATTATTGACCTACCAGATGACGATGAATAAGCCATTCCACCATTCTCTGATATTACGCATCCACGGCCACATGAGAATCCGTTGCGCTTTAGCACTGCTCCCACAAAGTCAGCAGCGTCAGCGTCATCATCTTCAGCCATCACCGATGCCATCAGCATCGCCGTCAGTGTTATCATTGTTATTGCTTTCATAGGAAAAAGTCTCTAGCACAAACCGAAAGCCGTCAAGCATGAAATTATCATCACGCCAAGTTGGAGCAGTAGGGGTAGCTCGCGTTACTGGCGCGTTGCTGCGCTGCGGGTACAACGTGCTTACGCCTTACGAGGATTTTGCTGGGTATGATGTGGTCGCGGAGAAGAATAACAAGTTTTTCCGCATCCAAGTTAAGACCGCCCAAGCCATAGAGGCAGGGCGCACCAAGTACCGCTTCACTACCAGCAGTGGCAATGGGTTTAATATCCCAAAGCGCGCAATTAGTGGCGTGGATTATGTGGCCTGCTGGGGCATGAACGATGACCTATTCTGGCTGTTGCCCATCGCCAAGTGCAAAAGCATAACAACTAAACTTTGCCCATCGACAGGCCAGAACTGGCGTGTATTCCAAAGCTTGTGAACGAGAAAGAAGCCTGGGCCAAGTTCGAGGAAGGGCTGAAGGATGCAGAATCCTTTGATGAGGCTGTGGCTTGGGTCAAGAAAAACAAAAAGATAGTCGAGAAACTGACTATGATGGCAATGATTAGACGATTTAATGATGATATTAGCAGAGCTAATAAGACTTGGCGTAACTAAAATAGATTAAAATATATCTCGACACTGGTATGGGTTGACAGCTAAACCCAACCAATGGGCAAAATCAATAGTCGGGCTAAAGGCGCAGCGGGTGAGCGTGAGTTAGCAAATTATCTACGAGAGCAAGGTTGGCAGAAGGCTCGCCGTAGCCAACAGTTCGCAGGTAATCCAGAGGGTGGTAGCGGGGATGTGGTTTGCGAGAACTTTCCATTTCATATCGAAGGAAAGCGTTGCCAAGCACTCAAACCCGAAGAGTGGATGGAACAATCCAAGCGAGATTGTCCGAAGGGCAAGATCCCATCAGTATTCTTTCGACGTAATGGTCGCAAAGAATGGCTAGTCATACTTACCGCAGACAGCGTGTGTGAATTAGCTCGACAGATCGCGCCTGCAAATGTGAAGATTGAATATGTGCCTAACAATCCTATGTCAACCACAGTTGGTGCTGGATTTTGGGTCAGCAATCAAGAAGAACTTACCCCATACATACAACCAAAACTAAACCCAAATAAATAAAGGAGAAATAACATGGCACTAACAATCAGTGAATCGCAGAAGATGGAACGCAAGTTGCCCGAAGCTGGAGCAACTGTTGGCGTTCTCTACAGCCTAGTCGATCTAGGCCACCAGAAAACAAATTGGGATAACCAAGAGAAGTGGACACCAAAAGTCCGCTTGACCTTTGAGTTGCCCGATCAAACCGATGAGTTTGAAGTCGAAGAGAATGGCAAACGCACCACAGTCCAAAAGCCTATGGTCGTTTCCATCGAGCAGACCCGCAGCCTTGGCGAGAAAGCAAGCCTTCGCAAGCTTCTCGAACAATGGCGCGGTCAGACCTTCACCTCCAAGGAACTCCAGGCGTTCAGCTTGAAGAACCTACTTGGCAAGCCAGCTATGCTGACGCTGATCCACAAGACCAGCCAGCAGGGTCGGCAGTATTGCGCCATCGCGGGTGCATCCAAGCTACCCAAGGGTATGAAAGCACCAGCTACCACTACCAACGATCAGTTGTACTACGAGATCGAACAGGGTGAGGCTGGTCAGTTCAACGATATGCCAGATTGGTTGCAGGAAAAAATCCGCGCATCCAAGGAGTTTGCTACCGCTGCTGGTAAGTCCACGGCCACTAAGGTCGAGGTGGACGCAGACGGCAACCAAGTGCCATTCTAAATCAAATGGCTCTTACAATCACAGCGAAAGAGCCTACTAATTCCCGTCTGGTCGCTACTGACCAGGCGGGACATTGGTACACAGCCGAGGGTGAATCCGCCCACGTTGTGATTGGCAAGAATGGAAAAGAAAGAAACACAACCGTAGCCGATGCGCGCCAGATGGGATTGTACCCATCAGTAACAAGCGTGCTTGGCATTATGGACAAGCCGCAATTGACGGCGTGGAAGATAGAGCAGGCCATTATGTCCTCGCTCACACTTCCAAAGGAGGCAGATGAAACGCTCGAAACCTACGCTCGAAGAGTGGTTAAGGACTCTAAAGAATCAACAACGCAGGCAGCTGAACACGGCACGAAAATGCACACGGAAATGGAAAACATCCTATTGGGACGTTCTACTTCCAAGGATGAAGTTCTCAAGCCGTACATTGAAACCTTTAAGAAGTGGGCCGATGCAAACATTGAGAAAACCTACTGGTGCGAAAAGGGCTTGGTGGGTGCTGGTTACGCTGGAAGATCAGATGCCTATGTAAGAATGAAGGGTGTTGGTGACGCAATGATCGACTTGAAGAATCGCAAGGTTAACCCCAAGTACGATCCGTTCTACGATACAGATTGCGCACAGCTTTGGGCTTACAGAAACGCAAGTGAAAATCCCAAGTGTGCCTGCGTGTCGGTAGTCCTAGCATCCAATGATGCTACCAAGCTGACAACGAAGGTGTGGGACGAAGATGAACTCTACCAAGCTGGTATTGCTTTCTGTGCAATGCAGAAAGTATGGGCTTGGGTCAAGGGTTACACGCCCCCTGGGATGAAGTTATGATTGACCCAGCGGATGTCTTATGGCTAGAAGGATTACTGGACCAATTCTATAGGAGTTTAGCAAAGTGACTGCACCCACAATCCAAGAAATGGGTAACGCTGCGCAAGAGATAGTCTGGCGCGTGATGGGAAAGGGATCTGACAAGTCTGCCTACGGCGATTGGCTTGAGAAAGATCGGCCAACTCACGATTACCATATTGCAAGAGCCGTCCGCCACCTAGCCACAGCGCAGATGCAACTCCACAAGTCATCGCCTTGTCCAGATAATAACGGCGAAACAAGTGTTGACCATCTTGAGCGTGCGCTGGTACGATGCCTGTTCACGTTGGCACAAATAAAGAAAGAGGTAACAAGACTATGAACCAAGAAGAAATAGACAAAGATTGGGATGAGTTTTTTAGTAAGCCTCGTCCTTGGCTTTACTCAAACTATGGAGACAAATCAAACGATAGCGATGAATCTGAAACAGATAAATCTTTCAAGAAGTTCTGCGACCACGATGGGAACAATAGGTATCCCAGAGAATGAAAATCACTCGCGTAGTTAAGATTGACGGAGGCTGGGAGCTTTACGGCATATCCGAAAAGGAAAAGAAAGAGATCCAAGTTGGATTCTGCGGAGAGAACCTACCGCTGGATGCTTGGGTTAGGATTGAGAAATGAGGCAAGCCTTAGTCACACAATCATTTGGAGAGGAATGGAAGAAGATTATTGATCTGACTAGGCCGAGGATGGAGGCGTACTGCAAACGCCATAGCATTGACTTCATTCTTATTGACAAGCCACTCACACATCCACCGCAATACTCCAAGTCTGCGATTGGAAATATCATGGCAACCAAACACTATGACCAGGTGACATTTGTTGACGCTGATGTTTTGATTGCAGCCGATTGCCCGAACATAGCAGATGACGCTGGTTTATTTTGCGCATTTGATGAAGGAGCTTTCTTGGACCGCAAGCCAGAAATGGTAAAGTTGGCTGGAGCTTTCGGGGGCGTGATAGAGCCTAAGTTTTATGTAAATACTGGTGTGTTTGTAGTTCATACCAAGGCCGTTGGTATACTTTCAATGCCACCAATTGGACTACACCCAAACCACTTTGCCGAGCAGACCTGGCTCAATGTGATGGCGCACCTTTGGAACATCCCGTTAACTGAGCTTGACCCATCCTTCAATTGCATGACTAGCGTGGAATCCCACTTTGGATTGGACCGCTACAAGGATGCGATGATTATTCATTACGCTGGGCAGTCAAACGATCTGGTTAAGTTGGCTAACCAGATTAAAGCTGATGACGCGAAGCTGGTGGAGCTTGGTCGGTGAGGTCAACCCAGCTATGTCGCGGTGACTATGATGACAGGGTGCAGCAGTTGGCTGGAGAGGTTGCACTCCAAGCTATCCGCGATCTGAGGATGTTACGCAAGCGAGGGATGGTTAAGGGCATGAAGATTGTCAAGGATCACACTGGCGTGCCACTCAACGATGCGCTTGAGTACAAAAACTCACACGAAGTACAGAAGCTATTACGCGACTTTAAGACGGGCGTTGTATCTTGGTGGTGCAGAGCCAGCGGGGTGCAGATTGATAATAGGACGCTGTTACGAAAGCTAAAGGAAAACGACTATGTTCTGCCTACTTGATCTTGGCACAATAGTTTGGGTAATTGCTTCTTTTATTCTTTACAGTTCGATGACATTATCGGCAATCTACTGTGCGTTATACATCATATTCAAATTGATTGAAGTAATAAGAAAGGAACTTGACCTATGAGAAAGAAAAGCAACAAGATAACACTGGTTAAGGTTACGGATCAAAAAGCCGTAAGGGTAATGATTGATATTGACGATGATCTTTACGAGGCACTGGCAAAGGCTGGTCGACATCACTTGGCTAAAGATAAGATGGCTTGCTTTGAATACGCGCTAAACAAGGCATTACTGGAATTATGCGAGGAACTCAAATGAATGAGTTTAAGCAAAAGGTATTAACCGCATCAGTAGATCGTTATGTCCTAACCAAGACGCAGTGCGAGATGCTGCGCCAAGACGCTGAGATCATTGGCATGAAACGTGCTCCTGTGCTGGCAAAGGATGGTTTGACGCAGAAGGTATCTCGCACAAGAACCTGCTCATCCTGCTGGATTCCTTATGCAAAGCATCACAACTGGATCTACAATATTATGCGCGAGATTACTGAAGGCATCAATGCCGAGCAATGGCGTTTCGACATCCAGGGCATCCAACAGTTGCAGGTGCTTCGATATAATCCATTCCAGCGTTTCAAGTGGCATTTTGATACCTATACTGGATCAGATCGCAAATTGACGGCAGTGGTTAATCTATCCGAGCCATCCGAATACCTTGGTGGTGGATTGCAAGTTAAGGCAGACATTGAGAACGTAAAGTTTATCCGCGAGCAAGGAGCAGGTTGCTGGTTTCCATCCTACCTAGAGCATCGTGCGCGCGCGCCTATATGGGGTACGCGCTGGGTGTTGGTGGCTTGGTTTACTGGACCTTCTTGGAAATGATCCAACTCAATCCAGAGCTATGGATGATGACTCCAAAGGGTGAAGGCTTGGCCTTCATTGTTACGGACTACGGCATGGATCATAACAAGATATTCACGGTTATGCTGAACTCTGGCGAGATACTTGACTTTGACCTGCGCGATTGTCGCAGATGTGAGAACCCAAGCTTCGGGGTACAAGCACCATCAGTGCCTAATCCCTATTACAACATATAAGGAGAATAGAATATGCTAGGCAAAGACGTATCGAAGAATATGCATGAGTTGGCGATGGACAACAAGAAGAAGGGCAAGGCTCGCGGTGCTGGTGGAACGCCTCGCTCACGTCAGCAGATGATTGCGATAGCACTCTCTGCTGCTGGGAAGAGCAACAAATCGCCTCGTAAGTTTCGGATGCGATCTGGTTCGTGATGCAAGTCGAGGCTAAAGATCGCCTCAAGTGGGCGCGCGAGATCCTTTCAATTGCACGCAATAAGCTTGTGATTGAGAGGGATCGCGCGACTCACGGACACGCAATAGATATGATCCAGATTATAACGATGGTGGATGCAGCCAGCCTGGTGTGCAAGGAAGTGGTGGGTGAAGAATGAAATACCTATCCGTCTGTTCTGGTATAGAGGCAGCGTCCAAGGCGTGGGAGTCAATTGGATGGAAGCCAGTTGCGTTTTCAGAAATAGAGCCATTTCCGTCAGCGGTGCTGAAGCATCATTGGCCGAAAGTACCAAACCTAGGAGATATGAGTAAATATGAACAATGGAATATACAAAGCGGATCAGTTGACATTTTGGTCGGAGGAACACCCTGCCAATCCTTCTCAGTCGCAGGACTTAGGCAAGGACTCAAAGACCCAAGAGGCAACCTTATGCTTACGTACCTTGCAATCGCTGAACGTCTCAAACCTCGATGGCTTGTCTGGGAAAATGTCCCTGGTGTCTTGTCATCTAACGGAGGAAAAGATTTTGGTTGCTTCCTCGGAGCGTTGGGGGAGTTGGGGTATATCGATTGGGCGTACCGAGTGCTGGACGCTCAATGGTTCGGAGTGGCCCAAAGACGCAGACGTGTGTTCGTTGTCGCACATCTTGGAGAAGGGAGTCTTGCCGCAAAGGTTTTATTTGAGTCCGAAAGCGTGCGCAGGGATACTCCGCCGAGCAGAAAAGCGAGGCAAGGAGTTGCCACCAATGTTGAAGCAAGCATTGGAGTCAGCCCAACAATCACCCAATGCAAAGGAAGTCGAGGAGGATGTAGTGACGAAGCCTTGATGGAGATTAAGGCAGTTCACGATGCAATTAACGCTGGCATACCAGACGTATGTGCAACGATTGATTGTGGGTTAAGCAAACAAGTTGGTAAACAATTAACCCAACAAGCTGAAAGTTTTTACTTTCCAATCCCAATCCACGATCAAGCGACACGACATTCTGGCAAGCACGGAGACAAGCAAGACGGCAAGGGCAATGGACTTGGAGTTGGCAAGCCAGGTGATCCTTGCCCCACTTTAACCAAGGGTGACAAGCACGCAGTCCTCTACGAGAACCATCCCAATGACAGCCGAGTAACTGGCCCACACGATGTCGCTCCTAGTTGCGTATCACGATACGGAACTGGCGGTGGGAATGTGCCGTTGGTGCAGGAGGCGATTGCTTTTGAGCCTGGTATTGCAACGAGAGAGGGCAGCGAAAGCAGATTTGTGAAAGAACTATCTCCGACATTGCGCAAGGAGATGGGGGATAATCAGGTGGCAATTGCTATGCGTGAGTCTGGTCAAGGGTATTGGATGGAAGACAGCAAGGCTGGAACACTTAGAGCAGAGGGCGAGAATAGGCCGAGCAGACCTAGCAATGTGATTGCCGAACCAGTTGCAGTCGATACCTACAACCACGCACTACAAGAAAAAGCCGTACCAATTCGCTCTACTGCTTCGGATATTTGCCATACTGGTGGAGTCATCAATCCAGCGGATCGGATGGCAGTACGCAGACTCACGCCAAGAGAATGTGAACGACTTCAAGGCTTTAACGATGACCACACGCTAATCCCTTGGCGCAACAAGCCAGCGGATCAATGCCCCGATGGTCCACGCTACAAGGCTCTTGGAAACTCTATGGCCGTGCCGTGCATGGCTTGGATTGGGAAAAGAATTGACGCAGTAGAAAAAACTAAATAGAAAGGCAGGCCAAATGAAACTATGGACAAATAACACAAACGCAATTCACAAAGTCGATGACAATATGCTTTACCCGCGCAATACATATGTGCTACCAGATGAGCTAACTGGACCAACCTGGGATGATTCAATCCCTTGCCCACACAAGATTAAGCCGTACTACAAAGGACGCGCTGCTGGTGGGGCTACAGCCGTTTACCGCGCTGGTGCAATTGGTGATGCGATCATCGCTACTGCCTTCGTCAACTACTTGGTGCAAGAGTCGGGTGGGGTTGTAGAGGTTTACGCTCCTGCTCGCAACCTACCTCTATACGCTGGGCTGGGTGCAAAGCTGTGGCCGTTGCCATCCTCACTGGAGGCATGGGATTCTTTTGACGCACACGTTCCAACGGATGATTTGTTCAGCGGACAGGTTGGCAACACTAAGTTAGGCACTGGTCCTGGCAACTGCTACCAGCGGATCTACGAGTGGATGGGTGTGTGGGATGAGAAGAAGATGGCTAAGTATTGTAAGCCAGTGTTGCATCTCATCGAGCCAGACCACGAAGAGTTAAAGGCGATGGGTAAGTGGCCGATGCCAGACCCGTTCTTTGCCTATCACGTTAGCAGTTCTGGTCCGACCCGTACCTACCCGCCAGCGATGGGGCAGGAGGCAGTGCTGGCGTTGCTTGAGGCTTACCCAAAACATCACGCTGTGATTATTGGGCTGGATAACTCAAACAACTTTAAGGTGGATCATCCCAGGGTGATCGACCTATTCAACTGCACCAAGGCTGTGCGCTCGCTGTTCCCAATTATCAGCGGTGCTGACTTTGTTGTCGCTCCAGATAGTAGCGTCAATCACATGGCTGCTGGGTTGGATACGCCGTGCGTGTCGCTGTGGGGCAGCTACGACCCCGCCGACAGAATGACGTATTATAGTAAGAACGTATCGGTATTCAAACCCGATACCTGTCCGCACGCGCCTTGCCGTCCGCACGCTGGGTTGCCGCAGGCGAAGTGTAAGGATGCGAGTAACAAGACTCCTAAGACGCAATACTGGTGCAATGCATTACGCAATATTACTGCCGAAGATATTGTTCTTGCATCGAAGAAGGCGATGGAGCTAGAAAGCAAATAACTAACTGGCGTTGTGGTCCGTAGGGAGATCCTACGGCGGGATATTCCTCAGTGTGTGTTCTCCTCTTGAATCAGAGCCAGTTTGAATTTTATGACAACAGCACAACGGCAAGCTGAAGAGATCGTAGGCCAAGTGGATTGGCAGTCCGAGAACCACGGGCTGTGCAAGTGTCCAGGTGAGGCTGCGCATACCAGCCACACCCGCATCAGAGATACAACCGTGTTCGTAGATGGCGCGCCGACTATCTTCTGCTGGCATACTTCCTGCACGCCGTATCGTGATGAGGCCAACCGCAAGTTGCGCCGAGCAATATCGAGCGATGTTCTCTACAAGCCAGTAAACATTATGTCGGGTGGCACAGCCGTACCGAAGTTGGTTGTCAAGAAAGACCCGCACTCAGAGGTGCTGGATAGGATTAAGACTGTTGCAGAGTCAAACAAGCAACGATACCTAACACACTACAATTGGGAGACTGCGGATATGTTTGAGGAAAGTCCAACCAAGCTGGACGATCCAGCGCAGGACTATCAGTTGTTCCTATCGCTGTTCAACGCTGTCGATAACATCTGGATAGGTAACGTGACGGATAGCGGTAAGCATCCACAAAACTTCCGCACAGCTTACGATTGGAAGAAGTTGGATGAGCCAATCGGGCAGTATACAACTGGCGCGACTTATAAGCATGGCACAGTCAGCCGATCCAACGATACGGTTGAGGATCGGATATTCTTGGTTGTCGAGTCGGATGTACTCAGCAAGCCACAGATGGGCGCTGTGTTCCAATTGATGCGCGACTTGTTCAGCATGAAGCTACACGCCGTTGTTAATACTGGCGGAAAGAGCTTGCATGGTTGGTTTGAGATGCCACCTAAGAACGAATGGTTGGAACAGTTAAAAGCTTTTCTTATTCCGTTAGGATGC